TTGCGCCTACGACATCAAGTTCATTTATTCTTGGTCAAGTATCACCAAGTGTTGAGCCCTTAAATTCAAATTACTTTGTAAAAGACTTAGCAAAGGGTAAATTCACATATAAGAATCCATACCTTGAAAAGGTTCTTATCGCTCATAATAAGAATAATCGTAATGTGTGGAAAACAATCCTTACATCGGGTGGATCTGTTCAAGGTTTAGACTTCTTAACTGATGAAGAAAAAGATGTGTTTAAAACCTTTGGCGAAATCTCACAAAAAGAAGTTGTTATTCAAACCTCAATTCGGCAGAATTATATTGATCAAGCACAAAGTATTAATCTAATGATTCATCCTAAGACTCCTGTTAAAGAGGTAAATCAACTTCTAATCTTTGCTTGGGAACAGGGTGTAAAGACGTTGTACTATCATCGTGGCACAAACCCTTCTCAAGAATTATCACGTAACTTACTTAACTGCTCATCTTGCGAGGGATAAAATATGGCTATAGAAAAATTTAAATGCCCTGATTGCGGAACTGTTTACACTGTTGAATGGAATGAAGACGCTATGGTTGACTATATGGAGCCAACGTATTGCCCATTCTGTGGTGTAGAACTAGACAGATATCATGATGAAGATTACCAAGAAGAATGGGATGAATAAATAACTCTATGTGGAGTTATAAAGGTGAAGAGTTTACGACCGAAATGATCGGCGATAATATAGGATTTGTGTATATTGTTACCGATCCATCGGGTAAAAAATATATAGGTAAAAAGGGATTCTTCTCTAAAGTAACTAAGCCACCGTTGAAAGGAAAAAAACGTAAACGTAGATCATTGAAGGAGTCTGATTGGAAAACGTATTGTGGGTCAAGTGAAACTGTTAAGACTCTCGTAGAGGAGAATGGTTTAGATTACTTCAAACGTGAGATTTTACACTTATGCAAGACCAAAGGAGAATTAAACTATATAGAACTACGTGAGCAAGTTGTAAGAGATGTTCTGTTAAAACCGGATGAATATTACAATGCTTTCGCTGGAGGAAAAATCCACCGATCACACGTAAAGTCTCTATGGAAGTAATATAAAGGTTTACAATATGCTCTTTTTGGGGTATAATATATATTATGAATAAATTAAATAGAACGCGAGGTGCATCATTATAGTTTTAGATTACTCAGGAATAGCTGTAGCAGCATTCTTTGCTCATTCAAAGGGAAAAGAATCTCCTACAGAAGACATGCTTAGGCATGTAGTGCTCAATTCTATTCGTATGTATAATACGATGTTTAGAGAAGAATACGGCCAAATGGTTATCGCATGTGATGGTGGATCTTGGCGTAAAGATGTTTTCCCGCAATATAAGGCAAATCGTAAGAAATCTCGAGATGATTCTAATATGGATTGGAGTTTCTTTTTTGATACTTTGACTAAGATTCGTACCGAGATTTCCGAAAATCTACCATGGATGCAACTCTATATCGGTAATGTTGAAGCAGATGATATCATTGCTACGCTGGTTAAAGAAACTCAAGAGTTTGGCAAAAACGAAAAAGTCATGATTGTTTCGGCAGATAAGGACTTTATTCAGCTTCATAAGTATAAAAACGTAAAGCAATATTCTCCTATGAAGAAGAAGCTTATTACTGAGAAAGATCCGATTGGTTACATTCGTGAACATATCTTCCGAGGTGATTCAAGCGATGGAGTGCCGAATGTTCTTAGTAGCGATGATGTATTTGTTACTGAAGACGCTCGTCAAACTCCGCTATCTAAGAAGAAGATGCAAGTGTGGCTAGACAATTATGATAGATTATCTGAAGTAATGCCAGAGAATGCATATCGCAATTATCAAAGAAACCAAAAGGTTATTGACTTAGACTTTATTCCTAAGAATATACAAGAACAAATCATTGAAACATATAATAATACAAAAATAGCTCCGAAAATGAAGGTACTCAATTACTTAGTTGTTAATCGTTTAAACAACCTAGTATCCTCAGCTTCAGACTTTTTTCCTCATGAAAACAAATAAAGAAAAACTACTACACGAGCTCTTTGAAGAAGCTCAAAATGCTAAAACTCGCGATGATCGTATTAAACTATTCAAAGAGAATGATACGTTTACGCTTAGAACTGTCCTTCAACTTGCTTATAATACGTCGATTGAATTGGATTTTCCTAGTGGTGCACCGCCATTTACCGCTAATACCAATCCAACTGGCTTAGAACCAGTTAGACTAAAAAACGTAATTAAGCCTCTAGGCAATTGCGTAAAAGACAATAATATTGCTGGATTTAAAAAAGAAAAGATCTTGATCGGAATTCTTGAGTCAATTCACGCAAAGGATGCTGATATCATTATTGCAGCAAAAGATAAGAAACTAAATAAGCTATATAGTAAAATTACTAAGAACCTTGTTGAAAAGACGTTCCCGTCTCTAGTAAAATAAACATGTACATATTTAGTTATTAATAGTATAATTATAGTATGAATATCTTCGCATTATCACCAGTTCCCGAAATCGCAGCCAAATGGCACTGCGACAAACATATCAGTAAAATGGTCGTAGAATCAGGCCAAATGCTATCTACTGCCCATCGTATTCTCGATGGAAAAATGGATCGTAGACCGTCAAAGTCAGGTAAGACAATGGCAAAATATTGGGAATTGCGTGATAATCGCGAAGATGTTCTTTATAAGGCAGTGCACGTCGGTCATCCATGTACTGTGTGGACTATGGAATCTCATTCGAATTACAAGTGGCACTACCAGCTTTTTAAAAGCCTCTGTAAAGAATATACTTATAGATACAATAAGATACATCTAACAGAACAAGTATTACTTAATATTCTTAAGTCTCCACCACAAAATATCAAAAAGTCATTCATGACACCATTTGCCCTTGCTATGGGCGCAGAACCAGATTGCATTGACCATAACGATTGCATTGGTTCATATCAAAAATTCTATCAAACAAAACAAAAACGATTCGCTATGAAGTGGACTAAGCGAGAAACACCACATTGGTTTAAAACACTATGACATACGATTACTATTGCGATAAATGCGAAAAAACTTGGGAAGAAATACATCAAGTTGCCGATCGAGATATCCCAGTTGGAAAAGACTGTGAATGCGGTAAAGGTGGTAAAGTTTGCCGAGGAGTATGTGCTCCTGCCCTTTCATTTCAAGGTTCTGTATCAGCTATTCGAAAAGCGGGTTCAGGATGGAATGATGTATTATCAGGTATTAAAAAGGCATCTGGTGATAATGCAAACATTGATCATTACTAATGAAAAGAAATAAAAAAAATATTAGAGAAAAACGACTTCGGAATGACGAAGATAAGTTTGATCGTAAGAAACGCCGTAAGGAAAAACTTGATAAAAAGTCATTTTCCAATCAATATGAGCATGAATTATACCTTGACAATTTAGATTATTATGATGAACCTAACACGATCGAAGACTTTCAAACACAATAGCGTTGAACTTGGCTATGATGATCTAAGTGCCGAAACAAAAGAAAGCGGCAATAGATCATATACAACTCCAGATGGAGTATCATATCCCTCAATCACAACCATTCTTGGCTATTTTACAAAGGCCTCAATCATTGAATGGAGAAAGCGTGTAGGAAATGAAGAAGCAAATCGCATTAGTAGACATGCATGCACCCGCGGTAATGCACTTCATAATACAGTTGAGAGATATATTAATAACGAAGAAGACTTTCTTCAAGGCGAAAATATGCCACACGTCCTGCAGCTTGTAGGAGCTGCTAAGAAAGTATTAGATGAGCGTTTAGATTCAGTTGTTCTTCAAGAATGTCCGCTATATTCTACTCAATTGCGAACTGCTGGACGCGTAGATCTTATTGGTGAATTTGATGGTACATTATCGATCATTGACTTTAAGACGTCAAATAGAGTAAAAACCCTTGAAGATATTCAAGACTATTTTATTCAAGCGTGTGCTTATTCAGTAATGTTTGAGGAAAGAACCGGAACCCCGATTGACCAATTAGTGATCCTAATGGTTGTTGATGGTTCGAGTACGCCTCTTATATTCATTGAAAAGACAGAAGATTGGCTTGAAAAAATGGTTAATAAGATTACCAAATATCATGCACAAAACCCTAGCTGAATATATTCTACATTTAAAGGATGCGATGCCTTTAGATATGTGTAAAAAACTAATCGAAACATACGATTCTGTTAGCCAATCTGATCCAAACTATGTAAAGCGAGAGAGTAAGATCTTCGATTTCGCTGAGATCAATATGCTTGATCATGCGGCATTTGTCGAGTTTCGTGAACCGATGGGCGAGTTGATGAGAGCAGTGAATAACTTCTATATGGATAAGACACATAATGCACTAAGAGATAAGTTAGTGTGCTATGAGCCAATGAAGGATTACGAAGCTCCTCGAATCAAGAGATATGAGCCTAATCAGGGAATATTTGATTGGCATATTGATGCTGCTGATCAAGCCTCTTCGAAGAGAGCAGTGGTCATGTTTTGGTATCTCAATGACGTGGAAGAAGGTGGAGAAACGATCTTCGATATCGGTGATGAGGTAGCAATAAAGCCCGAAGCTGGATCAGTTGTATGCTTCCCACCGACGTGGCAGTACCCACATAAAGGTGCTACGCCGATCTCTGGACCTAAATATGTCGTATCATCATACGTCTGGTTGCCTGTAGATCATCCAATGTGTGACTAATTTTGTGATTCTGTCACGTTCTATACGTCAATGTGTCTAAGTGACTGATATTCAAGTGTATACGTCTATGTACTATTATGCTCTGTTATGGTATAATAGATCTATAACCAACTAATAGAGCATTTATGAAACTACAAGAAAAATTAAATTTCGAGGCAAATATCACATATTCCTTCTATAATGACGAAGGTGTCACAGCTGGAGTATGGATCGGAAAGGGTATTGACGATGTTCTTGAAGTTCGCGGTAGAGATAAGCAAGAAGCAGCAGATAAGTTGTTCGTTGCCTTTAAGAACGGTGGTCATACTCTTCACTAATTTTGTGATTTTTAAAACGAAATTTTTAAAAAGTGCACAAGTCATTAACAGTCAGTTAGATAATACTAGTGTACAAATACACCCAATATGGTATAATTAATACTGTAACCAACCAATAGATTATGAAAACAATAAAAGAAACTATCCTTTGTGCCCTTGCCGGTGCCCTTTTTGCTGCCATGTTTTACTATGGCTTGACCCTTTCAATTTCTGCTTAATATCACTATGACAAATAAAATTACATACGAAGAATATGACATGATGTGGTTTGATCTCCGCGAAGGAAAGATCAGCGAAGAAGAGTGGAGAGCATTCTGCGATGAGCTTTTCCAGCAAGAACTTGAGCGTAAC